GCAGTCGGCAACCGTCGAGATCATACTCAATGGTTGGAGATGATAGACATCCTAAACAACTTCACCGATCAAAACGGAGAAGAATTCGGGGACGTTCTCGAATGGGGAACCGACCGGGCCTTAGTCATAGACGGCCTAACCGGAATAACCCGCATGGCTCGAGGTCTAACCGCCGGGATGCGTCCGTTACTCACCCAGCCCGACTATGGCGTCGTAATGTTCAACATCGCCTCGTTCCTTAACTACCTAATTGATGAGGTCCAATGCCATTTCGTCCTCATCGCGCATGTAGAAAAAGAGCGGGATGAAGTGGCTGGGGGCATGTCCACCATGGTCAGTACCATCGGCCGCAAACTCGCTCCAACCATCCCGCCCATGTTCGACGACGTTGTACTGGCGAAACAAACCGGCACCAGTTTCATTTGGTCCGTAGTAGAAGACGATACGACAGTAAAAAGTCGTAACCTACCTTTGAAAGATGATATGGAGCAGGACTTCGGGATATTGTTGGACGCGTGGCGGGGGAATGGGGGTATTATTGCGCCCGGGAAAGGGGTGGATTTGGGGGTAAAATAGGGGCATGGGGACGTTATATATCCCGGGTCATGGGTTGATATGGGCCATGGGATTTTGGGCGTTATATGGCCCGTTTTGGGCGTCATGTTACAATCGCACATTAGGCCAATCTAAGTAAAAATTCTAATCGGAGACTAGGTTATGGAAGACGAGGAACGGGAAAAGGCTATACAGGCTTGGGAGAAGCCTGAGCCGGCGAATAGCGTAGACTTCCAGAAGTTATTCGAAGAACTATACCGAACGCTTTACGAAAGTTCTGATCAGATCGTTGCGGCGATAGAGAACTTGAAACTTGACCCGCCCGAGCCGATGATTACGGCGACAGTTAATCCGCCCTCTTGCGAATGGAGAAGGGACCGGTATTCTGATGATCTTTATCAAACCAATTGCGGTAAAGAATTTCGAGGCTCATCTATCTGGAACTACTGTCCCGAATGTGGAAAGGTGATCTTCAATGTCTGATCTAACGATTTTAGTCTATGATCTGGAGATCAAAAATCTAATCCGGTCTTCCAAGGAACCCCAGTTGCCTAACCGAACCTATGCTTACGGATGGGGAGATCATAAAGGTATGGGGATCTCCTACTTGTGCGCCTACGACTACGGCGAAGGTCGTTATCGGGTATTCGATGATTCCAATAAGCGGGACTTCGAACGCCTACTCGTCGATCATCTTCTCGTCACTTTCAACGGCAAGCGTTTCGACGACCCGGTCGTCGAGGCCTGTTGGGAAATCGACATGTCAAAAAATGATAAATACGATCTCATGGAAGAGATCCCAAAACGAATCTCCCTCGACAAATTAGCCACCGCTAACCTTCGTATGTCCAAGTCCGGTCACGGCAAAGACGCACCTCTTTGGTATCAAGACGGGCACCATGCTTCCGTCATCGACTACTGTCTCCAAGATGTTAAGGTCACCAAGGACCTTCTAGCCCTAGTATGTAAATACGGCTGGCTATTGCACACGAACGGGGAAAAGATGACCGTTCGTCATCCAGGAGTTAAACCCCAAACCACGGAGGACCACCCCGACATCCATACCTTAACCTAACCTAAACCTACACAGGATTTAAAATGTTAGATGCAGAACAATTTCTTAACTCGGGCATCGAAGGTGCCTCGGAAACCACCTTTACCCCCGTCCCTGCCGACGATGATGGGTATATTTGTACCATCCCGGAGAATGGGCTGGTCGGTCCCCGCGAGTTTGACAACAAGAACGGCGGGAAATCGGTGGTGTTGGATATTAACTGGGAGATCGTTGACGATGAGAAAAAAGCAAATGTCGTCGAGGTCACCGGAATGGCCAACCCCCGAGTTAAGCAGTCCATCTTCCTTGACGTAATCCGCGGGTCTGATGATCAAGTTACCGGTCTCGCCATGGGGAAAGGGAAGAACATTGGCTTGGGTCGTCTTCGCGAAGCCCTCGGCCAGAACGACGGAAAGAAAAAATGGTCGTTCAAACACCTGGTCGGAGCCATGGCCCGGGTAGCGGTGTCGCATCGTAGTGGACAAAACGGCGAGGAGTACGCCGAAGTCAAACGCGATGGAGTGACGGCGCTTTAACAAATTGACCGTGCGGCGTGGGAAGCTGGTTGTTGGTTGCCGGGGCGAGGAGTATAACCCCGGTCGCATCCCTTCGGGGATGTGATTTAAAGCCCTCAACAACCTGGAGACACGCAACGTTGCACGTAATTCCTGCCCTGGTGAAGTCCAGGGAACGTGCCTCGGGGATCGCTACCCTAAGCAAGCAGGGAGCCGGAGTCGCGCCCGGCCACGGTCATTCCCTTAACAGAGCCCCCTCATGTGGATCAGATTTAAGTATCGTATGGGCAAGACCCTACAAGTACGGACCTCTGGTAAGATCGGTCTAGTAACCGGCCTACATTACGATGGCAAAGAAAAGAAGTATCTTATCCGAACCGCTCCGGGCCAGGAGTCCTGGCACAATATAACGGAGTTGCGAAAAGCAAAAGGAAACTTGTGACCCGAATCATAGCACCGTGTAAGGCGGAACTGAGAGAACAACGGAAGCCAAATGCCCTATGATCTCGATACACATCCCCTCTTTTCTTTTGCTCAGGGGACAGAGGTTTGGTAAAGATGCTTCTGTCCCCGCTCTATTAACCAACTGGAGAATCATGTTTGAAACTTCTACTTATCGCAACCGGGCTATTCCTACTATCCCTCCCTGCTACTGCTGGGTATTCTGAAATGGAGGTATTACGCGATGTCATCTGTACCTATGAAACAAGGGGAGAACGGTTCCCTGAGCGAGCTATCGGAGCTGGTGGCGAATTGGGTCGATGCCAGATTCAACCAACAACCGCCCGAATCGTGGGATATCGAGATAGTTTATGGCTTCTCCTCACTGATCGGCGCACCAACGATGGAGTTAGTCTTGACGTACTCAACTTCTGCAAAAGATGGCTCCGGACAACGGACGCACAGAGACTCGCGTACTGTTACAATGCGGGTCCGCGAGCGGAATATGGAGCAATTACCTCTGCTCGATTCTACGCGAAACAGATAGCTATTAACTATGCTCGGGCGACTATGCCGACTACTAAACTTAGATTGGCGAGAAGATGAAGACTACTAGACGAGGGTTGTTTGGATTATTGACTGGTGCGATAGGAATTGCGGCTTTGCCAAAAGAAGCTCGCCCTCGTGTTCCGACATATCGAGTAAAAGAAGCTGTTAAAAAAGGAACCGCGGCGTTGACAGTTCAGGGAGGTGTAGATATATCTTCTGACGTATATATCAAAGGCAATTTATACTTCACCGGGGAAGCCGCACAAATCATTCATCTTAAAAAGGATTAACCATGTGGAAAGATATCGTGAAAACCGTAGCCCCCTTGATCGGTACAGCCGTTGGCGGACCTCTCGGTGGCATGGCGACAAAGATGATAACGGATGTCTTGGGGCTGGACAACGATGCCCCAGAGAAAGACATCGCCTCCGCCATGCAAAAGGCCAGCCCGGATCAGCTATTGCTCCTTAGCCAAGCCGACCACGATTTTAAAGCCCGGATGAAAGAACTCAACATCACCGAGCAACAATTAGTCTATGCCGACATTGACTCGGCAAGGAAAAGAGAAATGGCTCTCGGCGACAAGACCCCGACGGTCTTGGCGCTACTAATTACCTTCGGTTTTTTCGGGATGTTAGCAGCGTTGCTTTATATCGACATCCCCGAGGCAAGTAAATCCATCATCTATATTATGGTTGGTTCCCTCGGCACCGCATGGATACAAGCGGTTTCGTATTACTTCGGGTCCAGTAAAGGTAGCGATAAGAAAACCAATCTACTAACCGGAGGCAAGAAGTAATGGACTCCATCCATACCGACGATATCCTTATCCCTGAGGAACGTTTCCGTAAAGTTTTCGACGAGGGAAAGATTCAAGCCTTAGCGGATAATATAGCTGAGTTCGGACTATTGCATTTGCCGATTCTTTACAACGACAATACCTTGGTCTCCGGGGAACGACGGGTTCGAGCCATGCGAGTACTAATCGCTTCGGGCACCCGGTTCACCTATCTCGGTCAGTACGTCGAACCCGGACAGATACCGTTTGCTCTTTACTCCGAACTCAACGAAGACAACGCTCTGGAAATCGAACTCCACGAGAACGTGGTGCGGGAGAATCTATCATGGCAAGAAGAATCCCGGGCGGTAGAGGCATTGCATGAGCACTACTCCGCCAAGAACCCCGACTGGAATCCCATCGACACCATGCGGGAAATGGGAAAGCCGGACGGGAACGTCACGACTACTGTAACCGATAAATTAACCCTTGCCAAGAATCTCCACCGCCCGGAAGTTCGTCGAGCGAAATCCGAGGGCGAAGCGAAGAAGGTTCTGCGTAAAACCCTTGAGCGAGAGTTTACTCATGAACTAGGAAAAAACCAAAAGCCGAAGGAAAATCCGCACGATTTAACAATTGCGGATTCCTTGGAACGGTTGCCTCTTGGTGCTCCCGAAGTCTATGATGTCCTGATCTCCGATCCACCTTATGGTATCAACGCCCAATCTTTCGGAGCCAACATTCGTTCCAATACTACCAAGCATACCTATACCGATGACGAGAAAACAGCCCTCGCTTGTTATCAAGTCCTAGCCACCGAGGGCTATCGCATTTGTAAACCTGAAGCTCATGCTTATATCTTTTGCGACTTCTCCTTTTTCCTTGTCGTTGCTGGACTATTCAATGACTCCGGCTGGGAAGTTTGGCCCAGACCTATCATCTGGTACAAGCACACCGGGTCTATTCCTAAACCAGATCTCGGTCCAAAGTACACTCACGAATACATTCTATTCGCCAACAAAGGCAATCGAGGAACCACCGGACTTTTCCCCGACGTCATCGACTGCCTCTCCGGGATAAATAAACGCCATGCTGCTGAGAAACCTGTTGAAGTATATGTTGATCTACTTCGTCGTTCTGCTACTCCAGGTGACCTTATCATTGATCCTTTTGCGGGAAGTGGCCCAGTTTTTCCCGCGGCTAATGCCTTAGGGTTGAAGGCTACGGGGATCGAGATGGACGAGGATATGGCCGCGATGGCTAGAGGACGAATGGGGGATAAACCGTAATGCCAACCTATGTACCACCCGCTGGACCCGAGGAAACCAAAATAATGCTCGTCGGCAATTGTCCCGGCTTCGACGACGTGCGGGGACTGGCTCCTTTTCTCGGTTACCCCGGGCAGGAACTAACCCGTATGTTGGCCGAAATCGGTATCGTTCTAGCTGAATGTTTCGCGACCAACGTCCTACGCTTCATGCCTCCGTCAAACCCGAATCCGAAAAAGGATGACTCGGAATATTATATGACCACCTTGAAGGGCGTGGGGAAGGAGAAGGGCTGGGAACCGTACCATAACTGGTTTCTGTCTCCAGTTGCCAAAGAACATATTGAAGACTTGTATCGAGAGATCGAAGCTGTACAACCGAATGTCATCATTGCCCTGGGCAACGTAGCCCTCGGAGCCCTCACCGGCGAAACGGGAATTACCAAGTGGCGCGGGTCTATCATGGGGGACCTGCGTCATAACATAAAGGTAATCCCCGCCTTTCATCCCGGGGCGATACAAAGCTATTGGGCGTATCGGAAGATAACGGTGCAGGACTTGCGCCGGGCGAAAGAGGAATCAGAGGACCCGACGTTATACGAAGTTCCCTACGACTTCATAATCCAACCTACGTTTAAGATAGCTATGGCTTGGTTGGATCGTTGTATTTACTTAACAGGCCAACAGTCTGTTCACATCTCTTGCGACATTGAAACCCGCGGGTATCAGATAGCTTGTATTGGGTTTGCGATTAGCGCAGTTGATGCGATATGTATTCCCCTAATGTCTATCGCCCATCCCGAAGGTTATTGGTCAGAGGAGGAAGAATTTGAATTAACACAGTTGATTATTCGGCTCCTCTCCCATCCGAACCTAAAGCTATCCGGTCAAAATTTCTTTTTCGATGCGACGTATCTCGCCAAGCAATGGGGGGTACTGCCTCATTTGTGGCACGACACCATGAACATGCAGCACGTTTTGTTCCCGGATATGCCGGCGACTCTCAAGCCCAAGTCCCTCGGTTTCCTAGCTACCATGTGGTGCGAGCACCCGCGGTTCTGGAAGGACGAAGGGAAACTATGGGACCCGAAGGTACATTCGGAGGCGCAATTGTGGGAATACAACTGTAAGGATTGTGTAGCTACTTGGGAAATCGCCGAGGCCCAGCAAAAAGCTATCGTCGCCCTAGATCTCACTAAGCCTGCTCAAATACAAATGGACCTATGGCGTCCG